AGGTGAAGATGTTGCAAATTACATTGCACGAACAGCTGCAACTCGTGGTACGAAAGTTCACCAAATGTGTGAGGACTTTCTGAACAACAATGAGGTGGTTCAAGACAATCGTGAGTTTCTGCCTTGGTGTTTGTTCTCACAACTAAAACCAGTACTTGAAAGCAATATAAATAATATTTTCGCACAAGAGTGTGGATTGTGGAGCGACAAGTACAAGGTTGCTGGTAGAGTTGACTGTATTGCCGAGTATAACGGTGTACCTTCCATCATTGACTTTAAGACTTCTCGTTCTGAACGGAATGATGAGTATAACGAGTCATACTATATTCAGGCCTCTGCATATGCAGAGATGTTTGAAGAACGAACAGGAATTGAGATTAACCAAATCGTTATTCTTGTTGTAACAGAAGATGGACAAGTTCAAGAGTTTATTAAAGAGAAGCATGAATATCTGCCTCTACTTGTTGAGACTATAGAACAGTTTGTCTCCGAATGGGAGAAGGAAGATGCTACGCAAACTGGTTCTGTCTCTGAGTCTGCTACTGCCACTTAATGTTGCAATTGCACAAGAGACACCAAAGGGCCCCAATCTAAAAGGAACAATGATACTTAATTTGAGTTGTTATGATTTCATGCAACTCAAAGAAAAGATGGAAAATGAACACAATGAAATTCCATTTCTATCTTCAGAAGGACTTTCATTTACTATGAATATGATTGTAAAACAGTTCCAAATGGCACCACATAAGATGTACTTATTTGCAAATCCAACAACATACAACTATACACTCGTGTTTAGAATGAATGATGAAGTTGGGTGCATTGTTTCAACTGGTGGTAATCTGGGCCCTGTAATACAAGAAACGCCACTTTAATTATTGACAATAAAGAGTTCATGTGGTATAAATAAAGTACAGTTTGTTGATACAATTCAACGCTTAGACAGGACATGGGGGCAGTACCCATCGCCTCCACCAAATATACTCTGTAGAGTATAAAATGAAATTATACTTTCTAGAGTATATTTGATGGGGGCGAACTAGGATCGACTGATGGGAATAGATGCGAGTAGAACTGTCGGATGGCTGCGTTATTGGCCGATTAAACTAAATGCAAACGATAATTTTGCACCTCAAGGTTTTGCTCTAGCAGCATAATCTGATAGGGTTTCGGTAGGTTTCCTAGTAACAGAATAACCTACCACACACACAACACAGGAGAACAAAAATGTTCAATTTAAGTAACGAATACATGACTAACATGTGGATTGATACAATCCAAAACGCAAAGAAATCTTGGGTAAACACTTGGGTTAAAGATGAGACAATGAGCCAACCAATGCTCGACTTCATTGAAACACAAACCACGTTTACCAAAGAAACGGTTAAGCAAGTCAGTTCACTTGCAAATGCAACAGGCGAACTATTCGCCAAGGCAGCAAAGTGATGGCAAACAAGAACCCCTTTGAAATTCGTCTTGAAACACTCAAGATGGCGAAAGAAATGATGGATCAACAATTGAATCTACAAGAACAGTTTATGTATCAGATGATCGATCAAGCAAAAGAATCTGGAAAAGATATCAAGGAAACTCTTGACAAGTATACTCCAGAAATGTATAATCCTACTAAAGTAATCGAAAAGGCAACAGAACTTTACGAATACATTAGTAAGAAGGCATAGGGTGGCGCCTTAATACGCCCGTGTGTCCCTACGGTGAGGGATGCGTTGCAACACTCGGCGTACATTTGAGTGCTCTGCTTAATAAGTGTGGGGGGTGCCGGTTGCCCCCCTCACGCAACGAAAGGAAGATTATGAATCTAGAAGAAATATCAGTGATGACACCAAAGAAATTTGCTATGGTTATTGAAGGTATCGTGAGTCAGGGTGGTGTAAGTTATATGGATGCAATCCTAGATTACTGTGAGAAAAACCAAATGGAGCCAGATGCTATCGCACCGCTCATATCAAAACCCCTCAAAGAAAAATTAGAAGCAGATGCAAGAGAGTTGAACTTCTTGCCAAAAGTAGCAACCCTACCAATCTAAGGAGTTTCCAATGGAAGCGTGGGAGGCCTACCAGATGTATCTTGGTCTCAAGTTACATTTTACAACAGATTACGATTACAATAGGTATGGTGGACGAACCTCTGCAACCAAGGCATCGTTCTTAAAAAGGAAAGATAGAAACTTCTTTGCTCGTGTTGCAAGAAAATATGATGAGTCTACACAAGATTACTTTGTAAGTAATTTCGTGCAAAGTCCAAAAGGCTGGTTAGGTGACTTTAACGAAACTAATTACAACAACTGGAAGAAATATAAACAATCACTGACATATAATTTTATCACAGATATGTCATTTTTATTTGGGCAAATATCACATTTTGATGATATTTTCTCTTTACAAACAGGACAACATCCTGTATTATTAAAGAACTTCCTCGCAAAGAGGATTAGTTTGGAAACGATGGTAATCCTACAAGGGTTACTGAACTATGTTAAACGCTTTGATGAGGGTATGAAAGATGATTTAGTATGGCCAGACAATAGACGATTGATCGTCAAATACGGCGCATTTCTTTCTTATGATAAGGAGAAATGTAAAACGAAACTACTCCAACTAGTGAAGGAGACATTCTAATGGATATTGAAGTACAGCTTCCAGATCCAGTTCGTTCAAACGAATCGAATGAACTTATTAGGGAACGAGATTTCTATCGTGCGAAGCTTGAAGAAGCAACTGCTCGTGTAAAGTCTCTTGAGTTTGATTGCGCTGAACTACAGAAGCGTGATGTAGAACTTTCCAAACGACTTGCAGAAGTCGCTAATAAGAGTGCAAATTATCGGCCACAACGCCGTGTAAAACACTAAGTAAATATCCTGAGCAAGATTTAAAACTGCTCACTTTGAATAGGTGTATTATGAAATATAAACAATTGTCACAGAATAGTTGGACTATTGAAGTCCAAGAGGACGGAAAAACAAAAGAACTATTCATAGAATTCCCACCAGACTGTTTAGATCAAGTTGGTTGGGATGTAGGTGATACATTAATATGGGAAGAATTGCCAACTGGTAATTGGAGTTTGACAAAGAAAGAAGATGATGGTGACAGAGAATAAGGAAAACCGCATGATAACATCCGCCAAGTTAGTATCGTATTCGATGCCTACAGAGGATTTTGCTGAAGAGGGTCTTGAAAATATACAAGACTTAATTTCGTACTGCGCCCGTGTATCTAACCCAGCAAACCAATTTAACAATAATACCTCAGCGAAATTGATTGAGTATCTTATTAAACACAAACACTGGAGTCCACTAGAGATGGCCAGTGCATGTATTGAAATTGAAACAACTCGTGATATTGCACATCAGATTGTGCGACATCGTAGTTTCAGTTTCCAAGAATTTTCACAACGATATGCAGAACCTTCTGCAATGGGTGAGGCGTTTACTAAAAGAGAATGCCGACTACAAGACCCTGTTAATCGACAAAACTCTATTGAGATTGAGGGTGACCCATCACTTGTAGATAATCAGACACACCAAGACTTGATTGCTGATTGGCAACGTAGACAGTCTGGTGTTATTGAAATGGCACGAAAGACTTATCAGTGGGCCATTGAAAATGGGATTGCAAAGGAACAAGCTCGTGCAGTTCTACCAGAAGGATTGACAAAAACTCGTGTGATGATGAATGGAACTTTACGTTCATGGGTACACTATATTGAACTACGAAGTGAAAACGGTACACAGAAGGAACACATGGAAGTGGCGAAATCGTGTGCAAAAGAGATTGCAAAGATTTTCCCATTGATGGAAAGATTGAATGTATCTAAATGATGAAGATATTCTGTGGGATGAACCACTAATTGCATATGTCGAAAATTTTATGACGCCAAGAGATTGTCATAGAATTATCGACTATGCAGAACCACTGTTGGAAAGATCAATGGTTGCTGAAAAGAGTGGTAATGCTCTGCATAGTGGAAGAACAAGTTCTGAAGTCTTTCTTAAAAATGGAGAATGTGAATCAAACGATTATCATAGAGGTGTGGTATCAGAGTTCTTTGGTGTCGGTGAATTTACATTTGAAGATAGTATTGTAATCAATTATAAAGAAGGACAAGAGTACCGCCCACATTATGATGGAATGGGTACAAGAACTAAGAATAGAAGAGCCACTGCGATATGTTATTTGAATGACGTTGCTGAAGGGGGTGAAACCATATTTCCCAAATTGAATATCTCAGTTAAACCCAAAATGGGTTCTCTTCTATACTTTCAATATGACTTTGGAAAAGAGATTGACAGTTACACACTACATGGTGGTTCGCCTGTCATTGGTAATAACGAAAAGTGGATTTTAACAATATGGATGCAACACGCACACAAGCAGTATTTGCACTAGGTAACGGTGAATCTAGACAATCTGTTGACCTGAAAGCCCTGAAAAAACGTGGGAAGATTTATGGTTGTAATGCATTGTATCGTGACTTTACACCAGATGCACTTATTGTTGTTGACGGTGGTATGATGCATGAAGTTTACACTTCTGGTTATGCACAAAGAAACAAGAGTTACTTTCGTTCATGGACAAGACTGCCTGGCGATATGTACAATATGATTGTGCAAGGAACTCAGTTCGATAGAGATGGGTTCACAATCTCTAATCCAAGAGATGATAGAACTTCATTTGTTTTAAATGGCACTGATCCAAATCAAATGAAACAAATGTATGAACATCATGTGGATGCTGGTTCTGACCAGAAAACAATTGACCAATTGTTATTAAAACATCATAGATGGGTTACATGGTGTGAAGAACAAGGAAGGGATGAAGTATATATAATCCCAGAAGAATACGGTGGTTGGAGTGCAGGGCCAATCGCAGTAAGAATGGCTCTAGAAAATGAGAACCCCACAGATGTATTTCTGATAGGGTTTGATCTAGGAAGTTCTACAGGACAAGTCAATAATGTGTATAAGGATACAGACAATTACTTAACAAGTGATTCTGCTGTAACACCATCCACAAATTGGATTGTCCAACACAAACAAAACTTTACTGATTATCCAGACGTAAGGTTTTGGAAAGTGAACCCTGCCCCACTTGGAACGGACGATACTTGTCAGTTCGTTGAAGAGTGGAGAGAGCATGATAATGTCCAATATATTGAGCTAGAAAATTTGAATTTAGTTCTTGACTATGGACATATGATGTGATATAAATAAGCTTATATTATGAATACTGTGAAACAAGTAAACATACGAAAACATACGGAGAAAAAATATGTCTATTTCAGCACTACGCAACCAGAACTCTCTGGACAAACTACTAAAACAAGTCCAAAAGGACGAATCCCCTACAACTGAGAAGAAATCATACGTTGATGAACGGCTCTGGAAACCACAGGTTGACAAGGCAGGTAACGGTATGGCAATCATTCGTTTCCTTCCAGCACCAGTGAATGAAGAGATGCCTTGGGTTCGTGTATGGAACCATGCGTTCCAAGGCCCGACAGGACAGTGGTATATTGAGAATTCTCTAACCACACTTAACCAAAAGGATCCTGTATCTGAGTACAACACTCAGTTGTGGAATTCTGGTGTTGAGAGTGATAAAGAGATTGCTCGAAAGCAGAAACGTAAACTGCAATACTACGCAAACATCTATGTCGTTCAAGACTCTGCCAATCCAGAGAATGAGGGCAAAGTTATGCTCTACAAGTTTGGTAAGAAAATCTTTGACAAACTGATGGAGGCAATGCAGCCTGCGTTTGAAGATGAAACACCAATCAACCCATTTGATTTGTGGGAAGGTGCAAACTTCAAACTGAAAATTCGTAAGGTTGACGGTTACTGGAACTATGATAAGTCAGAGTTCGAGTCACAGTCTCAACTGAAACCATCAGATGAAGAGATGGAGGCAATTTACAACAAGGAATATTCTCTTGCAGATTTCCTTGCGCCGACAAACTTCAAGTCATATGATGAACTGAAAACTCGTTTAGATGCAGTTCTCACTGGAACGGTTGCAACAGGTAAGACTGCGGCTCAGATGGTAGATGAAGATGAAACAGACTTCACACCTACCTTTAAGTCTGAACCAGCACCACAACCAGCGTCTGTTGATGACGATGATGATGATGCAATGTCATACTTTCAAAAGTTGGCAAACGAATAAGGTATGTTAGGTAGTCCTTTGTGGAGAAAGACTCTTTGAGTAGATAACAGCACATAAAAAGACTAACAAGTAGCAAGACGGAGAGAGTGTCAGAAATGACACTCTCTTTTTTGTGTTTGGTCGCCCCTTTTGTATAAATAGAGTCATATGATTTATTAGTCAGATGGTTTATAATAAGAAGAGAGAGATGGTATGAAAAAGATATTCATAGTGCTTGCTGCTATCTTCACATTGGGTGGAGTTGCTCATGCACAAGAAGCTGTAACGTGTCCAGATGGGTATGTGTGTACAAGATCAGACACAGACAGCAATGTTACCACTAACGGTAATATGACTACCAAAATTGAACAACCACCACCTTCTGCAATTTCCCCTTCATTTAGTTCTGGTAACAATAGTGACTTATGTACAATAGGTGTTGCTGGAGCTGTGCAAACACAGATACTTGGTATCTCTGCTGGTACAACCTTTACAGAAGAAAACTGTATTCGTTTGAAAAATGCTAAGACGTTATATGATATGGGTATGAAAGTTGCAGCAGTATCTACGATGTGTCAAGATGAGAAAGTCTTTGATGCAATGCTACACGCTGGTACACCATGTCCATACAATGGTACAATTGGTGATGCCGCACGACTAGGATGGGAAACCCACGTTGAAACAACTCGTAAAGAATTAGAGGATTCGGATAAGATTGGAATTAAAGAGAAAGCTACTTACGGTCTTGGTGGCCTTGCTGCCCTCTTACTCTTACTCTGAGAGTATTGCACCGTATTTCGGTTCAACAGGGAACGCTGTTACTGACCAATCACTCAGATGGAGTATGGGCGATATCTTGCCTGATCCACCTGGCTTGGATATAAACGGTGTGATTTATAGTTATACCATCAATAAGGATGTGGACGACCAAGTTGATGTTCACGTTCAGAATGAAAATGCTTTAGGAACAGGTTACATCTTTAGAGAAACAGATAGGTGGATGCCAGGCTCTTTGAGTGGAACAGGAATTAATAAGGTGGTTCCAGTAGTGCCAGGCATTCCTAGAGCTGCATGGGGCGAAGGTTCAATTGAAG